GCGTGATGTTCACGCCCTGAAGGCCGAGGCCCGATACCTGATAGCGCGGATTGTCTGCCATTTAGAACCTCATGCCCACATAGCCATTTGACGGCCGCAGGCCCACATAGCCATCAGAGAATCGGAAGCCGGTCCCACTCGAGGTCGTCGTGCCGAGATAGTTTCTTGGTGCGGATGGGGGGCCGCCCAGGCGGCCGAATCCGACGACGCCCTCGCCAATGGACATGATCCCCTTCCACAGTGCGTCGTCCTTGATCTTCTGCGTCGCGCTGTTCGCGCTGGCCTCGGCCATAGACCCCGTGCCGATGGCGATGTCGCCAGCGTAGAAGGCCGACAGGGCGCCAATGTCGTATTCGCCCTTTTGCAATTCTCCCCACTTGAGCGCGCGGGAGGCGGCGTCCTTGCTCGTTGTGGCGTTCTCGGCGGCGATCTCCCATTCCTTGCCGGCCTCGCGGTCGTTGTACTTCTGCAGGTCGAGGGGCGAGCCGGAAAACGGCTGTATGTTCATTGCGGCGGCGCGGGCGATGGCGGCCCCGTTGGCGCGGGCCAGCCGCTCGAGGATGTTGTTTGCCTGACGCTTGGCGTTCAGTTCTTCGCGTCGGTAGTTGAGCGACCTTTCCTGCGCCTGGATCAGCGCCATCTGCCCCTGCTGCTGCATCTGCGCGGCCTGCATGCGGTACTGCATGGCCTGCGTCTGGTATTGCTGGTTTTGCAGCATGCCCTGCATGCGCATGGCCTCGGCCTGGCGCTGGCCCTCGTTGATCGAGCGCAGACCAGAGACAATCGACATGCCAGCAGCAATGATGCCTACGGCTTCCATTATGTTCCCCCGTACACGCTGACCTTGTAGTCGAGGCCCAGCAGCGTCATCTTGAGCGGCACGCCCTGGGTGATCTCGATTGCGGCGTCGTTGGTATATCCAAGCATGGAATGCAGTTGCTTGTTCCCGGTGAATTCCTGCACCGGGTCGTCAAGCACGTCCTCCCCGAAACTGCGGAAGCTGATCTGCTGGGAGTTGATCAGCAGTTCTTGCGTCGAGTTGAGGATGGCCGTGACCTCGACGATGCGCTTCTTGAACGACGTGCGCGACCCGACAGGAAGCCGCGGCTCGACCGGCAGGGTCTTGGCGTAAATGGTGATCGGCAACCCGACTTCCCACGATGTCGTCGCCGCCCGTGCGAAAGTAATCGAACCCCCAACAGGGACGACTTGCTGCGCCTCGACTACGCCGTCGCGGATAATGTCCACTGTCTTGCCGACGTGCGGCAGACTGGACGCGCCCGCCCCGCTGGCGCCGGCCATCGCACAATCTGTGAAATAGCCAGGATCGAACAGTTCGATGTAATACTTGTCTGTGCTGTTGAATGTTCGCTTGACGGCGACATAGACATCGGTCACATCGACGGCCACGTCCTTGAATAACCCGTCCGTGATGTACTCGCTGGGGGCGATGACGTTCTGCGCCCGCAGGATCGAATAGACCGCCATCGTCCCGTCGTAGGAATTGACGATCATCAACTTATCGCCCTCGTTCGTGCTGATGGCGCGGCGAAGGCCCATGCGCGTCGGGGTCTTCAGCAGGTGCGACGAAAGCAGGCTTATCTTGTTGCTGATATAGGACAGTTCAGAATCACTGAACAGCAACTCGTTCAGGGACTTGCCGCTGCGCTGGACGAACAGCGTGCCGGTGTCGAGTTGCTGCACGCGCACGCCCGGCTTGCTTCCGGCGCGGCTCACCGTCTTGATGAAGAAGTTCGTCGGGGTGACGGGCTCGCCGATGGCCTGGGCGACGTAGAACTCGCCGCCCGTCGTGAAAATCTGGAGGTCGCGGCCGCTGATGATGTCGGTGATGACGTTTAGCTGGTTCGTGTCGAGCGTGGCTTCCACCGCGTCATCGTCGTAACTCGTCACGGGGTTGAAGTCCCAATAGAGGCCGACCTTGCTGCCCCATATCGTCGATGGGCGGAAGGAACTTCCGCCGAAATACAGGCGCCCCTCGTGAAATGTCACCGAGCGCGGATAGCCGCGCGATGCCGACCACGCTGCCTCGTAGCCGGTTTCCAGTTCCCAATTCCCCGACGCCATCGCCGCCGCGGAAAAGAACGGATATTCTGTAACGGCCTGAACTACGGTGTCCGACGTGTAGCCGATGATCTTGGCGCGGCCCTGCGGCGTGCCGTTGATGTACTGGCCGATCTGATTGCTGACGGTGTAGGTCGAGGACACCCCTGGCGTTACCGACCAGGCGGAAACGACGGTGGCGACTTTTGTCGATCCGACATAATCGGTGATCACTCGAGACTGACCCGCGCCCGTGCCGCCCGTTATGGTGATGACGGCGCCGTTGTAAATGTCGTCGGTTGCCGAGGCGCCCCCCGCCAGGGTGATCGTCGTCGAGGCGCCGGCCGTTGCCGTCCCGCTGGTGCCGTTGTGGAATGTCGTTGCCCCTGCTGTCAGAGTGATCTGCCCCGAAGTTGCGCTCGGTGTCAGGGTGGTGGCCGGATTGCGCACCACGACGCTGAACTGATAATAGGGCGTCGAATCGAAGGCAATGCTGCCGATGGTCCATGAGGCATCGGTCGCCCCGCGCACGAGCGCCTGCGGCGCAAGGTCGGGATGGCAAATTATCATGGTGTCGGCCGATTGCGTCCAGGTCAGTCGATCCAGCATGGCCGACGTGATGGTCGTCGTTAGGTAATCGAGGCTGCCGCCGTTGATGTCGGGGATCACTGCGCCATCTTTGACGACGATCATCTTCTGATCGACGAAGACGAGCAAATAGGAATCGGTGACGCTGAACTCGAAGGGAACCAGTCGGATGCCATTGGCTGGCGTGCCGACCGTGATCTCGGTGATCTTGCGCAAGCCGGGGCGCCGCGTGATGCCGCCCTGCGGCTGGACATCGACGTTTGTCGCCTTGGCGAGCGCGTTCTGATACTGCTGCAGGTCCATGCGGGCGCGCAGCAGCGGATCGACCTCGCCGACGCTGAAGTTGTTTTGAACGACGACGAAGCGTCCCATCAGCACCTCACGGCGACAAGGGCGAAGTCTTCCAGGGATTGCGTGCTGCGGCTTTGCCCGTCGATGTTGGCTGCCTTGCGGAAGTAGCCGCCGCGGCCGTTCTCGCTCGGCGCTCCCTCGGCTACACCCTGCCAATAGGCGGCTTTCTGCGTCTGATCAGTAACCGGCTCGGCGAAATGCCAGGCCAGGTAATATTTGAGCAGTTGTACGAAATATTGCGGATAAGCAGCCTCGCCGGGGTTGTACTGGTAGTCGATGACGACGGTCGATTCATCGGTGAAGAGCGACGCGCCAAATATCTCGAACGCAGAGATTGGCGCCTCGCCTGTTCCTGACGTATTGAAGACTGCGCGCGGCGCTGCCAGCCTGTCTGACGGCAACGGGTAGGCATAGGACCATTCATTCGTCGGGGCATCGATAGCGCGCGCGAGTTGAACCTTTTTCAAGGTGAAAGCCCACGGATACGCCACAAGCAACGAAGTGCAAATGTTGGGGTAGAGGCGATTTGCCACGGTGGCTGCGGTCGATCCATCATTGAATGACGATATTGGCGTCGCGCCCAGCATCAGCAAAGCGTCCGAGCATATCGTGAGGGAGGTATCACCTGATGCCATCGTTTAGCTCCATTCTTGGCGCACCCATTCGGCGCCGCAGTTGTGCGGCTTGGGCTCGCCGTGAAAGCAGATCACCCTTGCATCGGCAGGGTAGCGTTTGTCGCAGCGGTGCGCCTTATAGCTGATTGCACCCGGCAGGATGTCCTGCACGATGTCGGCCTTCTTCATCACCGACTCGATGAATGCCTGATCGCCGCCCCTGACCTGCGGACGGCCGTCGTCGAGCCATTGCCCATAGATGCGGGCGTAATCGCCATTCCACGCCATCACGCCCGAGGCAAGGCGCTGCGGATAGTAGAAGTCCCGCAGCATGGCGAAGGATCCGGGGCGCTGGGCATATTCGGCCAGGGGGGTGATGTCGCCGACGATGATGGTGTCGAGGTCGAAGAACACGACCGGGGTGTCGCGCAGCAGGGCGAACAGCGCCAGCTTCGACCACCACCCGAACACGTCGGGCGGCAGGTCGCGCACCGTCACGGCAGGGTCGAGGCCGGCCGGGTTCTCTGTGAAGCATACGAAATCATGTGGTGCCGCAAGATTTCTTGCGACGCCGCGCGCCAGGGCATTGACGTAGCGGGCGTCGTATTTGTCGCCGTGCTTGACGCAAGCGATGATCACTTCCGC